CGTACCTCGGAACCCAATTTTGCAGATGTCGCAGATCCTGCTACATTAGAGACTATTGAGTTCGATATTCCCATCGAGGTAGAAGACGTGACCGAAGAAGAGAAAAAGGCACAAGCAGACGCCCAGGCAGCGCAGTTTAGCGCAGCCCTCACGGCCGCTCTCGCCCCGATCACCGCCGAGCTCAGCGCGCTCAAGCAGCGCGTCGAAGCGGCCCCCTCGCCGACACTGCAGGCGTCAGCCGACGACGCGACGAAGTTTGCCGCGCAGGCGCACGCCGCGTGCGAGCGCTTCATCAGCGCCGGCAAGCTGCCGAACAGCCCCGAGGCGCGCGCGTTCTTCGCCGCCCAGGCCAAGGACGCTCCGGCGCTCCAGTCCCTCTGCTCGTTCTACGACCAGGCACCTGTGGTCGTGACCGTCGAAAAGCTCAACCTCGGCGACCCGAGCAAGAGCGGCAAGAAGTTCACCGACGAGCAAATCAAGCTCGCCGCCCAACTCAAGTGGGATCTCGAAGCTCTCTTCAAGGATTGATCACGCACCATGGCAAACATCACTGAACCCCGCGACTCCGGCCGCATCCTCGGCGAGCACGAGTTCTCGGATCCCGTCAAGGCCGGCATCAAGCTGATCAAGGGCGCTATGTATGGCGTCGACGCGAACGGCTACGCCGTGCACGCGGAGAGTGGCACCGCCTCGAAGGCTCGCGGCGAGGTCATGTACACCGTGGATAACACGGACGGCGACGACGGCGACGTGAAAGTGCGCGGGCGTGCCGGCGTCTTCAAGCTGTTCGGCCTGAGCGGCTCGGCGCCGACGCGCGCGGACATGTACGCGCAGGTCTACTTCCAGGACGACCAGACGGTCTCCACGTCCTCGAACTCCGGCGCGCGTCCCGTCGCCGGCATCCTGATGGACGTGGTGAACGGTCGCCCGTTCGTGGCAGTCGGTGCCCCGACGCCGGCCGATGGCGACCTCGTCGCTGCGAACAACCTCTCGGACGTGGCTTCGGCTGCGACGTCGCGCGCGAACATCGGCGCGAACAAGGAGTGGGTTCACCTCGGCCAAGTCTCGACGAAAGCGTCAGATGCCGCCGTGCTTCGCGCCCCCGCTATGGCGGACGGCACTCTCTTGAAGATCAAGACCATCCTCAACGGCGCGCTCGCAACGGCGGATGCGACTGTGCAGGCGAAGGTGAACGGCAGCAACGCCGGCAGCACCACGACCGGCCTAGTAACCATCACGCAGTCTGGCTCAGCCGCTGGTGATGTCGACTCGGCGTCGCCTGCAACCACGAACGTCGCGCTCGTCGAGGACGACGTCATCTCGATCTTGGTCGGAGGCGGCTCGACCGCAACCGGAACCGCTGAAGTCTACGCCCTCATCTCCTACTGATCGTAGGGCCAGGAAGAAACAATGGATCTCAACCGCGAAAATCTCGATACCGTGTTCCGTGGCCTGCGCAGCGACTTCAACGGCGCGTACCGCAATGGCGAAGACGCGACGGCCGACGCACTGGCAACCACGGTGCAGTCGAGCACGGCGTCGGAGCGCTTCGACTGGCTGGGCGACGACCCGGAAATGCGTGAGTGGCTCGGGCCGCGTCACCTGAACCAGTTCAAGTCGTTCAAGTACGAGGTCTTCCCGAAGGACTTCGAGGTGACGTGCCGCGTGCAGCGGAACGACGTCAAGGACGACCGCATCGGCATCTACAGCCTGCAGGCCGCGCAAGGCGGACAAGCTGCACGCTTGCTCAAGCCGCGCGAGGTCGCGAACGCGCTCGACTCCGGCACCGTGGGCCTGTGCTACGACGGCCAGCCGTTCTTCGACACCCAGCACCCCGTGGGCGAAGACGGCGACATCGACCTTGTGTCGAACTACCTGAACGAGGGCGGCGCCTCGGCGTCTTCGCCGTGGTACCTCATCGACACCTCGCGCGTCGTAAAGCCGATCGTGGTCGTGGACCGTGAGAAGCCAACGTTCTCGGCCTTCGCCGACTACTCGAACCTCCACACGTTCATGCACCGCGAGTTCCTGTATGGAGCTCAGGCGCGTCTCGGCACGGGCTACGGCCTCTGGCAGACGTGCTTCCGCAACGAGGCGGCCCTGAACATCACCAACCTGCGCGCGACTCGCCTCGCAATGCAGGACTTGCGCAGCGACCGCAAGAACGAAGCAGGCCGGCGCAAGAAGCTCGGTATCAAGCCGAACTTGCTTGTCTGCGGCGCGTCGAACGAAGATGCAGCGATCGCCTCGATCAAGTCCGCTGTCGTGAACAGCCTGACCGACCCGTTCGCGGTGTCGGCCTCGACGACCGTGAACCCGCTGCACAACGCGTTCACGATCCTCGTCGTCAGTTGGCTGCCCTGATCGCATTTCTTGGGGCGCTCCTCGTGCTTGGCTGAGTCCGCACACACGAGGAGCGCCACTACTTTCACCGGAGGAACGTAAATGGATCTCGGGACGTACGAGGAATTCGCCGACAAGCTCGACAAGAAGCCCGCCAAGGACCTCTACAAGATCGCTCGGGAGGCAAATGTGCTCCTTCCGCCCGGGCTCGGCGACACAGAGTTGATTTTGCGCGCCCTGTATGACGCGCTCAAGACTTCCGACCCGTCAGCGGCGAAGGGAAAGCCTTCGGCCCCCTCCTCCGATGTGCAAGGCCCCGCCGCTGACGGCCCTCGGATCAAAGTGCTCGCGACGCACGGCCCACACTACTACCGCTGCAACCGGAAGTTCAAACCCGAGTGGCAGACGTTCCTCGTCTCCGAGTTCACGCTCAACGAGCTCGACACGTTGCGCGCTGATCCGCATCTGCGCGTGAAGGACGTGAAGGAGCCCGAGCCCATCACCAAGGCAACCTGATGTCCGCCTACGCCACGATTCAAGACGCAATCGACCTGTACGGGTCCGATTACGTCACCGTGGCGTTTGACCGTGACGGGGACGGCAGCATCGACACAGCGGCAGCCAACCTGATGCTCGAGGTCGTGTCTGCAGAGGCCGACAGCTACATGGTCGGCCGAGTTGGCCCGCTGCCTCTGGAGAACGTACCACTCGACCTGAAGATGCGCTGCATCGACCTGGCGATCTACCGCATGTGCCCGAGCGCAGATCGCCTCACGAACGAGAAGGTCGACCGCTTCAAGGCTGCCATCGAGTGGTTCAAGATGGTCGCTGAGAACAAGATCAAGCTCGCTGTTTCTGGCGAAGCTGTCGCCGGCAGCCTGACGCAGAAGGCGCGGCTCACGACCGCCAACGAGGCCGCGTGCGAGCAAGATGAAGGGTCGCGCTGGTTCTCTCGTCGGCGCACACGCGTGCTCGTATGATTCGGCTCGACGCCGACACGCGGCAGTTGCAACGCCTCGCGCAGCAGCTGTACGGCACTGCGAAACGCAGCAAAGATGAGCGCTACACGCTCGCGCTGAACGTGGCGCGCGCGCTGCGCGACATCGCCATCGAGCGCGTAGAGCACACGAAGACGTCACCCGATGGCACGCCGTGGGCAGCATGGTCTGAGGCGTACGCTGCGACGCGCGGCCCCGATCAGTCACTTCTCGTCGACACTCGAGAACTAGTGGACAGCTTCGAGGCATACGCCACGCCGGCAGGACAAAAAGCCGTCATCGAAAACCGCGCACCACATGCCGGCTTCGTGCAGATGCGGCGCGAGTTCCTCGGCGTGGGCCAGCTTGAGCAGAACGCTGCTGAGCAGGTCGCACTCGAGTGGCTGGATCGGCTGGTGCCGCTATGAGCGCCGGCAACATCCGCACTCTGCGCGATAACGTCGCTGACGCAATGGACGCGTTGACTGGTACCGGCGAGCGCTTTCAGGGCGTCACCTGCGAAGCACACGGCGGCGCGTTCGACACGGTCAAAGAACTCGACCGCTATGCGAAGCGCTCGCCGGCCGCAATCGTCGCTGTATTGCGCGCAAACTCCAGCATCTTCGGCGGCGTGCCGCGAGCGCATCCCGTGCTCGGCATTTTCTGCCTGACGACTGACAAGCCCGGCCTCAAGCGCGACGACGGTGCACTCGACCTGATGGACAACGTCATGGACTTCCTTCTGCGCTCTCCCGCGCCGACGTGGAGCCTGGCTGCGAAGACCCCGCAGAACGTGATCGCGCGCAACCTCTACAGCGAAGCGCTCGACGCGCGCGGCATCGCGCTCTGGGGCGTGTTCTGGGAGCAGCCCGTCGACCTCGCGCAGCCCGTATCTAACGACGAGCCCTCTTTCGACTTGATGCACATCGACTACGACCTCGCGCCCCGCGCCAACGACGCCGACCTCGGGGATGTGATCGACGCAGAAGATGACGTGACCGTAACAACGCCGTGAGGCGCACATTTGCGTACCTGACCTCCGGTGCGCTATAGTTATCACAGGATCGTAATACATGTCCATTGCTTTCAACGAAATCGCCTTGAACGTCCGAACGCCGGGCATGTTCGCTGAATTCGACTCCAGCCGCGCTGTAAAAGGTGTGCAGTTGGCTCCGCACGACACGCTCTTGATCGGTCAGATGACCTCGGGCGGCTCGGGCACGGCCGGCCAGGTGTACTCGCCCAAGTCCGTCGGCGAAGCAATCGCCTTGTTCGGCAACAAGTCCGATCTAGTGCACCTCGTCGCGGCCTACAAGGCCGTCGACACGCTGACGCCGATCTTCTGCATCGGCGTGGCTGACGCGGGCTCGGCTGTGCTCGCCGCAGGCGAGTTCACGTTCTCGGGCACTTCGACAGAGGCCGGTGAGATCGACTTCTACATCGGCGGCCGACGCGTGCCGTGCAGCGTGCCGAACAACACTTCGGCCGCGACTCTCGAAACTCTGGCGGTCGCTGCGTTCGCGCTCGAGACCGACCTCCCCGTTACCGCGTCTGCGGACGGTACAGGTACTGGTGTTGTTACAACCGCCATCAACGGCGGCACGTACGGCAACCAGATCCAGCTCGGCGTGTGCCTGCTCCCCGGCGAGCGCGTGCCTGCTGGCCTCACGGTCACCATCACGCCTATGACAGGCGGCGCGACTGACATCAGCGTGGCTGCAGCGGTCACGGCGATGGGCGAAGACCAGTATCACACCGTCGTCACGTCGTGCAACGACACGACCAACCTCGGCCTACTGAACACGGAGATGATCTCGCGCTGGGGCGCGATGCGCTCGATCGAAGGTCATCTGTTCTCGGCCAAGTACGACACCGCGGCGAACCTCGTCACGTACGGCGGCAACTTCAACTCGCAGTGCATGACCGTGGTCGGCGCCGAGAAGTCCGCGCTCCTGCCGCTGCCGCTCGAAACCGCAGCTATGGTGGCCGGTATCAGTGCGCTGCAGTGTCAGACTGATCCGGCGCGCGCGATGAC